TACGGCAACCATTGCTTACAACCAATCCCTCGTGGCTGCCTCTTTGTACGTTGACTATATCTTCCTTGACACTGACGAGCGCCGCCGTTTTGCGCAAAATCCGCATGAATATCTCATCGCCCAATTACAATTCACCGGCGACGAGTCAGTCGGATCGTCATCGAACAAGATCCGCTTGAACTTCAATCACCCCGTGAAGGAACTTATTTGGGTTGTGCAGCCGGATCAGAACGTGGACTATTGCTCGTCCCTTTTGTGCGATTCTACTCTGTTCAAGGTGCTCGGCGCTCAGCCGTTCAACTACACTGACGCGTTTGACGCCCTCCCCAACGCCATCCACGCTTTCGGCGGGCCCGCCGAGACTGCCGGTGCTGGTGCTTTCATTGATGCCCGTGGCCTCTTTGAGCAAGCCGGTGCTATGGACTCTTACATCCCTGATGGTTTCACGGGATACTGGCACGGAGGCGACCACAACAACGCCTACAACGAGCCCAATTTCGGTGGACCTGCTGTCCCTATCGGCCCCAACAACCCGGATGTTGCCGCCGCTCTCGCCGGCCTTGGCGTTACTCAGCAAGAGTTTGTCTCTCGTCCGCACATGGAGGGATCGTCTGTTTCTGATGCCGGAACTTTCGTCCTTTCGGAGACCTCTTTGGACATGCACTGCTGGGGCCAAAATCCCGTCGTCGTCGCCAAGATTCAGCTCAACGGCCAGGACCGATTTTCTGAGCGCGAAGGATCCTATTTCTCGTGGGTTCAGCCCTTCCAGTGCCACACGCGGTGCCCGGATGAGGGTATCAACGTGTACTCCTTTGCTCTGCGCCCTGAGGAACACCAGCCCTCAGGCACGTGCAATTTCTCGCGTATAGATAACGCTACGCTCCAACTTGTGCTGTCAAACGCCACGGTTGAAGGCACGAAGACCGCCAAGGTCCGTGTGTATGCTACCAACTACAACGTAAACATTCTTAGTGCGTTGAAAAGCTACCCATCAAAACCATGTGAGCCCTGGTTTTGTGAAAAAATGGTTAAGCACTCACAAAATATGCTAGTAGCTAGTGAAATGATTTGTTGTTTCTGACTACATTTTATTTTGCAAAACACCTTGTTGTTCGGGGAACCCCTTAGAGCATTCTACACCAAGCATAATTCCGAAAGGGTTATGTGGCGGAGATTTAACTCCGGTATGGTAATAGTTAGAATGATTGGGCAATCCGCATGCTTACTACCTAATCTCGCTTGTAATATGATAGAGAATGGTAGGGCGTCAGAGACTGAACGGGTGTTGGTTGACAATGAAGATCTAATCAATCTGAGTCGGCTTAAGATACAGTCCAACCACTAGGGAAACTTAGTGGACTATTATTTGGCTAAGAATAATGTCTGGTATGGGCGGCCTTAACCAAGCAAGTTTAAATTTAATTTGCAGGGCCAAACAGTTGACTGCCATGTTAGGTATTTGCACTCTAACATGGATAAACAGTGTAATGCAAATATGCTCACAAGAAATATTTATGAGAGCATCATATAATCAGCTAGTCTCTTTGTGTATAAAAGAGGCAACATTTCTAAAATGCGGGAAAATCATAACAGCCTTTTCTACTACTTTTTTGCAAGAAATTGTGAAAAATACCCGGGATAATGACCTAGGGCATAGTAATAACGAAAAGGATTTGACAATCCGCAGCCAAGCTCCTAAGTGCGCCATTGCAAGCATATGGAGAAGGTTCAGAGACTATAATGGAGTGGGTCTGAGAAAGCTAGCAACTTTTGATGAAGACTTAAGGGATAGTCCATCAATGTGCTTATTCAAATTAAGCGCTTGGTTACATTTGTTATATTTTTTAGATAAATATTGCTTTGAATATGAAGCAATATTTATTAAAAATTGAATATACTTAAAGACAAGAGTATATGTTACTATATACAATGAGTAAAACCATTGAACATGATAATGCTGAGAAAATGGATAAATATAAAGATCATATGCCTAGCGCATCATATATTTCTGGATTGATTGATGGGGATGGTTGCATATTTATCCGAAAAATTAAAGAAGGATTTCAATCAGGAATAACTTTGGCTCAATCAAGAACAAATATATTGCAGATATTGAGATTTCATTTTGGTGGAAGTATTACATCATCTGAAAATAGAAATTGTAACACTATTGATAAAATAACGGAAGATGAATATTTTGATAAACATAATGTAAGGAATGAGTATAATTTAATTATCAGAAGTAATGAATATTTTATTATGTTAGAATATATTAAAGAGCATATTCTTATTAAACAAAAACAATTTGACTCACTTTATGAATTTAGCAAATTAGTTCATATTCCAGATAAAAATATGGAAAAAGAATTATTATATTTGGAATGTTTAAAAAAGAGAGAAATATTTGATTATGATTTTTCCCGATTAAACATAGAATATATTCAAGGATTATTTGATGCAGAAGGCTGTGTGTATATAGATAAACAAAATCATAAAAAATTCACTGTTTCTATAGCTCAAAAAAATCATCCTGAAATTTTAAATAAAATACAAGAATTTTTAAAATATGGTAAAGTATCTAATTTTAATATTTTAATTACAAAAAAAAAAGATTGTCTTCATTTTCTTCAACTTATGAAACCTGGTGTAATTGTTAAATATAATCAAGTTTGCGCGTTTGAAATATTTTTAACAACAACTGATGTAGAGATCAAAGAGCAAATGTATAGAATAACCAATGAAGAGAAACATAAAATAGAACATTTTACGGATTTAAATCAATCTTCAGAAGGAAAACAAGGATATTATGATGCGATTAAAGTAAAAGAAGTAAAAGATCAGGAAACAAAAAAAGAACATATAATAAAAATTTACAAAGAAAAATCAGAAGCAATGATGGGAGAAGGAAATCACAATTTTGGCAAGCAATTTTCAGAAGAAACAAAACAGAAAATGTCCGCAGCGATTCGCGATGCAAAAGGTGGGGTAAGCGATGAAATTATTTTAAAAGTTAGAGATCTTATTCAAGAAGGAGTTACAAATATTAAAATCCAAGAATTAATGGATTTACCAAGACATACTGTAACACGAATTAAAAATGGAATTTTATCTTGTAGAGATGAAGAGAAAAAAGAAAGAAAGGTAATGACACAAGAGGAATTAAACATTAAAAAAAGAAAAATTACATTAGATGAAATATTGTTTATTATTGAGAAAATATGCAAAGGCTATTCATCCCCAAATATTTTGCAGCAAATAGAAAATCCATTGGCAACTATTCATATAGTTACAAATATTAGAAAAATAATGAGAGACGGAAAGATGCCAATTTATAAATCAGAATTGCCAGAAGATTTATACAAAAAGTATGAAGCAATGATTATAGAATTTAAAGAAAGTATTTGATTTTTTTCTTTTGTTTATTAAAAACAAAAATACCCATATAAAGGCATTCTCTTATAGAATATTATATGCAGACATTTGACATTGTTGAGATGATTGAGACGAATCCTATTGCGAAGCTTTCTACGGTTTACAATAATAAATTTTTGGAAAAAATAAAAGAAAATTTTTCAGAAATAGAGCAGAAGCTATTTGTTTCTTCTTGTTATTGTTATTTGAATTATAATCAGACGACTGATTTTGTTATCAATTTAGATGATATATGGAGATGGATAGGATTTAGTGTTAAAGTAAAAGCAAAGGTTTTATTAGAGAAACATTTTGTCATTGATAAAGACTATAAAAACTTGCTGTGCGATAGAGTAAAGCAAGATTCTGGAGAAGATAAAAAACATGGCGGTCATAATAAAGAAACTCTTATGTTAACTGTTAAAACTTTCAAATTATTTTGCATTAAATCTGATACGAAAAAATCAAATGAAATTCATGAATATTTTATTAAATTGGAAGAAATACTGCATCAAGTAATTCAAGAAGAAAGTTCAGAATTAAAATTGCAATTACAACAAGCAAAAACAGAAACGGTACAAGTAGAAAAAGAATATGATCACAAACTACAAAAGCAAAAAGCGCTGGAAAGAGAGAAAGTATTACTGGCACAATATGGTGTAATTGGCGATATTGTTTATATTGTAAAAGTCAAGACGTTTGCTAATGGAACATATGTGGTGAAAATCGGAGAAAGCCGTGCAGGAATTACAAAAAGATATGCAGAGCATAAGAGCAAGTATGAAGAATGTCTTCTCTTGGATTGTTTCAAAGTCCAGCGCAGCAAAGCATTTGAAACTTTTTTACAAGATCACGAAAGCATACGCCAAACTAAAGTATCGGATCTACCTGGACACGAGACAGAGCGTGAACTTTTTTTAATTGGCAAGCAACTTTCATATCAAACGCTCTTGCAAATTGCGAATAAAAATGAAAAGTATTTTAACGAAGTGAACTTGCAATCAATGGAATTAGAAAATGAAAAATTAAAATCAATGTTGGAGACAAAGGAGAATGGGACGTTGCTTGAATTGATAGAACAGGTGAAACGTATGTCAAATAAAATAGATAATCTTGAAAAAATGAATGCAGAATTGGCAAGCAAGTTTAATTCGTCGCAAACAAAAACGACTACAAATTTTCAGCAACCGCTAGTAACATTGGGGCCAAAATTGCAGCAAATTAACCCAGAAACAATGACGGTGAATAAAGTATATGAATCTATTGCGGAATGTATAAAAGAATATAATTTTAAAGTGAAACGCCCGAGTATTACAAAGGCAATCCATGATAATACAATTTATCATGGATATAGATGGGCATTTATAGAGAGAACTGCGCCAGATCCAACTATAGTAAGTATTTCAGAAACAAAAAAGACAAAAACACAAAATTTAGGTTATATTGTAAAAATGGACAGTGAAAAGACGAAAATATTAAATGTTTATTTAGATAGAAAAACGGCTGCATTGTGCAATGGATATCAGTCTAGCTCAGCACTGGATACTCCAGTAAAAACGGGAAAATTGGCAAATGGTTTTTATTATTCTACTTTTTCCACTTTTGAGAAAAGTGGAGCAAAACCGC